AACAAGCAGAGCGTGTTAAAAATTACATGAATTACGAGCTCATGGAAAAAATGAAAGACTATGAGCCCGACTTTGATCAAATGCTTTTCTACCTTCCTCTGGCAGGTTCAGCGTTTAAAAAAGTTTATTACGATGAACTTGAAGGAAGAGCTGTATCAAAGTTTGTTCCGGCAGATGATTTGATTGTCCCTTATTCGGCTACCTCATTAGACGATGCGGAGGCAGTCATTCACCGGATTAAAGTTTCTAAAAACGATTTACGAAAACAACAAGTTGCAGGTTTTTATTTAGATGTAGAATTAGGCACACCTGGTTATCAAGAAAACGATTTAGAGAAAAAAGAAAGAGAATTAGAAGGCACTAAAAAAACTAACGATGAAGATATTTATACTTTGTTAGAGTGTCATGTTAATTTAGATTTAGAAGGTTTTGAACATACTGATGATCAAGGTCAACCATCAGGAATAAAAATTCCATACATAGTAACTGTAGAATTAGCTACAAGACAAGTTTTAGCTATCAGAAGAAATTACGAAATTGGAGATCCGAAGAAAACAAAGATCCCTTATTTTACCCACTTTAAATTTTTACCTGGGTTAGGTTTCTATGGC